GAGACAAGTATTACATGAATGTTCAGGGCATAGCGTTTAATCAGTACGGAGAAAAGATGCTAAACTATGCAGCAAACAACGTGGACTTTGAAAAGGTAGAGATTCATCCGTCATTTAAGAAACTCAAGATGCAACTAATGACAATCAAGTTCAACAAGAAAGGTGGAACCGACAAGACCAAGCAGAATCCGTTTGATCTGGGAGATGCTTTTTTGCTTGCACTATACTACTATAAGATGGGATCAGGAACTCTTGCTGGAGTTGGATGAACGTTTCAACCTTAGTGTATTTTCCAATTTGTCCTTTACCTTTGTGCCAAATCTAGGCAACTTGCGTTCTTTCTTGGTTTGCTTTGGCTTGCTAAAGTCTGCTACAAATGCCTTGTGACCTCCTACTGTGATAATAGGTGTAATGCCTTTCATAAGTGCAATATATAATATGACGTTAGGATCAGTGTTTGCCCTTAACATATTCATACAAACCTCGTCAGGCAGGTGTACTGGAAAAGTACATATCTCATAAATGTGATTTTTTTGCAATTCATCCAACTGTTCGTTACGAACCATAGGATATTCAGGTGCAGGAGTATGTGCTGCCAGCATATACTTTCTATAATAGCCTATAATAAATAAAGTATATGGTTTTATATCTCAAAATGGACCAAAATGTGTGGGCTCAGCGAGACTTTACTGACTCTGCAACATATGATTTGTCAGGAACAGTATATGACGACAATACACTAACAACGGTAAGAAACATCTCAGCATTTACAGGAACATTTAGACTTATAGACCAGAACGGAGAACTAATTTTCTCCACTCAACAAAACCTTACGTTAAACTCTGATGGAACATTCCTAGTAAAGTTTGGACAGGGATTAAGTCCTGTAGTACAGGGAACATATCAAGTTAGGTTAAGATTAGAGGTATCAGGTACTAGATTAACCTGTGTAGGTGTAAATGGATCTGATCAAATATACTTTGAACATGATTAATTACTTCACTTTATACAAAAACAACTACAAAATACTACATGGCAGGCATTTTTACAGTAAATAAGACCATTTCTGGCTCAAAAATGCCAGTTTTACCCAAAAATACTCCAATTAAGGAGAAATATGAGGGTTCTATCAGGGTAATTGAGGCATTTAATCAAAAAAGTGAGGTAAATCAGTCAGATTGGCAAGATGAACTGGCTCCAGACCGACCTTTTGTTGAAACTATCAACGCAATCAACCAAGATCCTAGATTAAATCTGTCAAACGAGACATATATCCAAATGGTCCTAGGAAAAGGACTCAGAGTTACAGCGAAAAAGGAATCCGTAGCAGATATGGTAACAGAATGGTTTGATGAGATTAATTGGGATGAACAACTGGAAGATGCGTTATACTCTTATCTCGGATGTGGCAATATGTTCTTTGAACATGATCCTACTTACGGAGAATATGTAGAAGTTCCTGTTACAACAATACAAAGCATTGTAAGAGACAAAAAAGGAAATGTAAAATATTACTTACAACACGTTAACGAACAAGATATTAAATTAAGACCAACAGAGGTAACACAGTTCAAACTAACCAACGTATCAAGAGAGGCATTTGGCAGAGGATTACATCATTCAGTATTGTCAACATATACAAATCCAGATACAGGAGAGGTATTTGATTCTCCATTGATTCAGATGAAAAAGATGGAGGATGCCATGCCAAAGATATTTGAAGGTCATGCAGATCCTACAGTAATGTTCCATTTTGCAGATGCAGGAGAACAGTTCATCAAGACTCAGGCAGATGCACTAAAGAAGATGAAACATGGTTCCAAAATAGTCACAGACAAGGAGTTTGATGTAAAGGTTATCGAGTCAAGTGGCAACAGCAAGTTTGAGGGCTATATTGACCATATACAAAAAGACTTGTTAGAGCCAGGATCCAAATTCCCATTACAATTCTTCAACGCTGGATTTACTGCCAGAGCAGCATCCGAATCTACTGACTCTGTATTGACAAGAAAGGTAAAAAGAATACAGTCAAGATTGGCAAATCAGATCAAGATGAAAATGGTAATTCCATATCTTAAAAGACATGGCAAATCTGTAAAATCCAAAGACATACAGATATTCTTTGAAACACCTCAGAAACAGGAGGCAACCATAGCAGACGTTACAACATCATTCAGAGACAATCTTATCAAAAGATCAGAGGCAAGAAAATGGTTTATCGCAAACTCTAGCATAGACATCAACGAGAATGACATGAAGGATGAAGCACCTATTACAAGTGTCACGCCAACTAACCAATTACAAGATACAAGAGATGAGCCAGAAAACACTTCCATTAAAGACAATGATACTAATGAAAAACTGTTAGAGATGGTCCACCTCAGAGAAGAATTAGACAGAGCAGAAAAGAGAAAGAATACTGAGGAGATATTGAATTTCATAAGAGGTTTGAAAAATGATTAGAATATACACAGATAAACAAACAGATAACGTAATAGAATCTTTAGATCTAGGCAGAGTGTCACTAGGAGAGACTGTAAAATATACAATGTATATGAAGAACACAGATACCCAATGGCCTGTCCATAACATCAAAATAGAGAACGCAAATCCTGAACTAAGATTTGAGATACCTGATGTGTTAAAGGCAAACGAGGTCAAAGAAGTGTTTGTTTATTGGACTCCTAAACTAGACAGCAGAGAACCGTTACTAACAAAGTTTGAATTTTCAGGCGACGTATTCATAGGATAATGCCTTATTCGTATCTGAGTTATTCAGATGATTTCATATTAGATACAGCTCCTAAAGTCTATAAACCAGGAAAGAAGCTCATATCATTCCCACAGACTCAGCACATACAAGGAACGATAAGGGTAAAAGGAAACACAAGACTTCCACTAGACAAAGAAAAGATAGTTGTAAGGGCAAGTGCATTTGAAAGCACATCACAATTAATATCATACAATGGAATTGTCAATACCGTAGGAGACGCAATCATAAAAGGTGTAGGATCAAGGAATGTCAAATCAAAGGCTATGATAATAGGATCTAAAATAAATACAGTAAGAGAATCAGTTACAATCAAAGGCAAGAAAGACTATGTAGTAGTCATTAACAAAATACAAGAATTACTAAACTCATAAATACTTCTCTATATCGGTTTAAACTCAGATTATTCATGGCAGAACGCATAGCAGGTATAGCATTGATGCCTAGACAGTCACGTAACGGTGTATATTATGATACAGAAGAATTAAAGAAATTTGACGGCAAGCAAGTTCCATTAAGGGTAGAACATAACAAAGAAACTCACATAGGCCAAGTAACATTCTCATTTGACGAGGAAAAAAGTCAGGTAAAATATGAAGCAACTGTGTTTGACTCTGAATGGCAAAAAACATTAGAGAACGAACAGTATCAGGTATCAATAGGAGCTACAGTGTTGGAACAAAGAACTCTATGTGATGAAATGAAAGCCAAATGTCTCAATGCACCTGTATTAGATGAAATATTAGAATTATCAGTAGTAAGAACACCTGGAATACCAGAATCTACTTTACACGTAGTAGAATCACATAACGCACAGTATATCAAAATATTAAACGAGCAAGAAGTACCTGCTTCATTTGGAGGATTTGTTGATCCTATCAGATTAAGACAGGAAATTACAGATAGCATTAAACAAAAGAATCCTGACCTTGAATCAGATGAAATAGACAGAAAGTCAGGAGAATTACTAGGAACATTAGAAGTTGCATTTATGAGACTAATATCTCCCCCTCCACAACTTGAGCCTACTCCACAAGAACCAATAAAAGATGATAATACTTCCAATAAAGAAACACCTGTCAATCAAGATATGACAACCGAAATTTCTGAAAAGAAAGTAGAGGAAAAAGTCAAAGTAACCATTGAAACAGATGGCGAAGTAGAAGTAGGTAAAGCAGAAGCAAAAACTGAAGTAGCACCTGAATCTGAAGCACCAGCTAAAGAAGAAGTTGCTAAAGAAGATGTTTCTGACAAAGTTGCCGAAAGAATT